AACGCCACGAGGTCGCAAAGGACTGGTTGAAGTTTAATCATCAACAGTGCGGGTATGGGGCAATGATCTACGTGAGAAACTCAATGCCAAGAGTATTAGGCACTGCCCACCAAGTTGATGTAGATGTGTTGACATGGGAGCTTGTTGCTCCTCAAGCAGAAAGAACTCAAGCCCTGAAGAAGAAGCGCAGACTATGACACTGATGATCTTCGTATTAGTGTTGCTTACGCCTGGTGGAGTGCCAACTGGCACAGAGTTATATTTTCAAGAACTAACTAGCTGCCTCGAATATCGTGATGCGCTGGTTCATCAAAGTGTTCATACTCATAACTGGTTACGCAGTAAGACCAACAAGTTTGACGGATATTGTGAGGTGCGTTTAATCCCTTCAGCAGAGGCTGGAAAAGGCAAATATATATTTAGAGATCCCGTCAGGAAGAAAGAAGATGAGTGAAATACCACCATTTCCAAACAGCGTGAACGCTGTTCAGCAAGTGCCTAAGCATCAGATACAAAAGATAGATATGGAGCGTATGCAAGGCAGGGAGACAAACGCAAAACAAGAGATCATTACTACAATATACGATGCAAAGGTGTACACATATAAAAGTGGTCAGCTTAGTTACACAACACCTAAAGTTACTGGTCAGCATATTTTGGTTACGGTGTAAATATGAACCCTAAGTGGCCCGGTATGATGATTATTGTGTGCGCTATTTCTTTGTTTTGTTTGTTATTGTTGGTTTCACAGTTAACAGCGTCACTAATATGAGCATACTTAATTCATTAATAGAGCCAGCTACTAAGATATTAGATAAGGTAATAGAGGATAAAGACCAGAAAAACGCCCTGGCGCATGAGATTGCGACGATGGCAGAGCGACACGCTCAAGAACTCGCCAAGGGTCAGTTAGAGGTAAATAAAGTAGAGGCAGCGCATCACAGTGTGTTTGTGTCCGGGTGGCGTCCTTGTATCGGTTGGGTGTGTGCGCTAGGTCTTTTTTACAATGTAATCGTAGCAAACATTTTAGGCATATGGATTGATGTGCCTGATGTGGACACCACTCTTCTTGTGCCTGTGATGATGGGCATGTTGGGTATCGGTGCAATGAGGAGCTATGAGAAGGTTAAAGGTGTCAGTAGAGAAAAGTGAGCATGTGGAGCGGCTACAGAAGATTAACTAAGTTATTCTGTATTCCACAAATAAATATATTTACAGCGGTTCCAGAAAAAAAGGAAACACAAATGAAAACTAGCGAAGAAGGCATAGCTTTAATAAAAAAGTTTGAGGGCTGCGAACTTTCGTCATATGTGTGCTCTGGTGGCGTTCACACGATAGGTTATGGTCATACAAAGGATGTAAAAGAAGGTGATACATGCACTTCTGAGGAAGCAGAGCAGTATTTAAAAGATGATCTGGAAAGCTTTGAGGGTGCAGTTTCTAGACTAGTTGAAGTTGATCTTAGTCAGAATCAGTTTGATGCACTGGTTGCTTGGACATTTAACTTGGGTTGGGGGTCTCTGTCTTCTAGCACTTTGCTAAAAGTTTTAAATGACGGTAATTATCAAGGTGTTCCAGAACAAATAAAACGCTGGAATATGGCTGGTGGTAAAGTATTGGATGGTCTTATAAGAAGAAGGGAAGCAGAAGCTTTGCTTTTCGAGGGCAAGCCTTGGGAGGACGTTTAAATGGCAAATGGAGATGAAAATAACACCCTAGCTCCTCTTCCTAATTTTACTCCTGCACCAGTCCCTTTTGGGTATGGACAAATGCAGGGTATGCCAGCTTTATCTAGGAATCCTAACTATGGAGTTCCATCTGGAATAGGGTCTCTTCTTGGTGGCATGAACCCAATGATGGCTCCTCAGGCTGGAGCTTTGCTTACTCCTCAAGCTCCTGTTTCAACTAATGCTCTTGCGGGAACTAACCCTTTTACAGGTCAAGCGTTTCAAACCTTTACGGCTGGTGATTTTACACAAGCCGCATCTGATTACAGAACAAATCAAGAAGAGTTGTTAAGACAGGCAGAGGCTCAAGCAGCCGCACAAAAAGCTGCTGCTGAAGCTGCTGCACAGCAAGAGGCTGACAGGATAGCTGCCGAACAAGCTGCTGCTGCTGAGGCGGCAAGGATAGCTCAAGAGCAGGAAGCGGCAAGGATAGCCGCTGAACAAGCCGCTGCTGCCGCTGAGGCAGAAAGAATTGCACAAGAACAAGCTGCCGCTGCTGAAGCGGAAGCCAAAGCTAAAGCTGATGCAGATGCTGCTGCTGCTGAACAAACAGCACAACAAACCGCTGCTGAACAGGCTGCTGCTGAGGCTGCTGCTGAGGCTGCTGCTAAGATTGCTTCTGGTGAGATTGCTATGCCTACTCAAGAGGAGATTGCCGCATCTATAAGGCCATCAACTGGCATGGGTGGCGACAAAGGTGGTCCGGGCGGTGTTCTCCCATCAGCAGGTACTGTAATTAATCCGGGTGAGCCTTCAATGATGCCTGGTGGGGATTTTATACCGTTTGTTCCATCGAATGTTGAAGCAGCGGCTATGATGCCAGCAGGTTTTGTTTCTGATTCCGGTATAGAATCTCTTATGCCTGTTGTAAATACTACGGTTGGCAGAGGCATGAAGGCAGAGCCATCGATACCACCTATGCAAGCTGCGGCAGCTACTCCCGGCGCTCTTACTAGAGGCCCAATTGATACTGCTATGAATATGGGTTTAATACCACCACCGCCACCTCCTGTTGTTAGGCCTCCAATGCCTCCACCGCCACCACCACCTGCAAGCATTCCACCACTTAATCCAGGGCAAGCTTTTGGTGCTTTAGAGCCTGGCGCATTAGGCGCTCTATTTAGAGCAGAAACGCCACCAAAGCCAAATACTAAAAAAGTTGAAACAAAGGCAAAGACAAGGAAAAAGCAACAGCCAAAGAAAAGGAAGGGCGGAAGAAGAGGCGCTGGGGGTAGGCGTTAAGTATGCCTCTTAACAAGGTCAAGTTTGCTCCCGGTGTAAACAAAGAAGGCACAGAGTATTCTGCTGATGCCGGGTGGTTTGACGCAGATAAGATAAGGTTTAGACAGGGAAGGCCAGAAAAAATAGGCGGTTGGGTCAAATATTCTGAGACATCGTTCTTAGGAGTTTGTCGTTCAATACATGACTGGGCTTCATTGGAGTCTATTAGATACATAGGGCTTGGAACAAATCTAAAGTTTTACGTTGTTGAGGGGAACAGCTTTAACGATGTAACCCCGATTAGGTCAACAACGTCAGCAGGTGATGTAACATTCTCTGCTACTGACGGATCAAGCACAATCACTGCTACAGATACATCTCATGGAGCTGTGGTAAATGATTTTGTTACATTCTCTAGCGCAGCTTCTTTGGGTGGCAACATAACCGCCGCTGTTCTGAATCAAGAATATCAAATTACTGCTGTTCCAACGGTAAATACTTACGAGTTTACAGCTAAGGACACTAGCGGCACTACAGTAACAGCGAACAGTAGTGATACGGGTAATGGTGGTAGTTCTACGGTTGGTGCTTATCAAATCAATACAGGCTTAAATGACTTCTTGGAAGGCACTGGCTGGGGTGCTGGAGCTTGGGGTATGTCTGCATGGGGCAGTGCTAGCAGTATATCGGCTGCTGGACAGCTTCGTTTGTTTAGCCAGGATAATTTTGGTGAAGATTTATTGTTCAATGCCAGAGGGGGTGGCATATTTTTCTGGGATGAATCATCTGGCACCGGATCAAGAGCGGTAAATATTACCAGTCTGAGTGGATCGGATCAGCCAACCATTGCGTTACAGGTTATGACCAGTGATATAGATCAGCATGTCATAGCTTTCGGCGTTAACCCTATTGGATCAAGTCAAATAGATCCTTTGTTTATTAGATTTTCTGATCAAGGTAACGCCACTGACTGGACTCCCACAGCAACGAATACTGCTGGAGGTATCAGGATAAACTCTGGCTCACAGATAATTGGAGCTGTTCAGGGAAGACAAGAAATACTGGTTTTTACAGATGTAAGTCTTCACTCGATGAGGTTTGTTGGAGCGCCTTTTACATTCCAGATACAGACAGTAAGCACTGATATATCAATGATTAGCCCTAATGCTGCGGTAAATGCGCGAGGAT